ATCCCAACACAGACTTCCATACAATGGTGTCTGAGATGGCTAAAATAGACCGTAAAAAGGCTAAAACGATCAATCTGGGCCTGTTTTATGGCATGGGTAAGGGTAAACTATCAAGTGAGCTAGGATTGACTCCTGGTGAGGCTGAGGACCTTTTTGAGAAGTATCACAATCGTGTACCTTTTGTAAAAGAGATGATTGAGAGAACCATGAAAAAGTCCGCTGATGTAGGGCACGTACGAACTTTGTTAGGGCGTAAGTGTCGATTTGATTTGTGGGAGCCTTCACGCTATGGGGTTCACAAACCACTGCCCAGGGACGAGGCCGAGCGAGAGCATGGTAAACAAATACGCCGTGCCTTTACTTACAAAGCCCTGAATAAAATTATACAAGGATCAGCCGCAGATATGACAAAGAAAGCCATGGTTGATTTACACCAAGAAGGTATTACCCCTCACATACAAGTCCATGATGAGCTTGATTGTTCATTTGAAAATGATTTGGAAAAAGATAGGATTATAGAGATTATGCAAAATGCAGTACAATTAGAAGTTCCTGTCAAGCTTGACTGTGAGGAAGGACCATCGTGGGGCGAAGCGAAGTAGAAAAAGTTCAGGTCACGCTATGTCCTAATTGTTCTTTTGAACATGTAGTTGTACCTATGTTTAGATCTAAGTCTGATTTATATCATTGTTTACTGTGTAAGAATTCTTTTGAAAAAAGAGTCAATGGTAAAACATCTTTTATTATGATTGAACCAGAACCTGCAGTTGAGTTTGAAGCTGACTTTGAGTTATAGCAACGACAGTTATTAAACTAATAAATTGCAAGAGACACTAGATCTAATAACCTTGCATACACAATCCTTTCTTATTAAAAGGTGCCGCTGCTCCTAATAAATTACCATAACACAACAGCATTGCAATAAAAACAAAACCAAAATTCATTTTCTTGTGTATAACAACAGCATGAAAAATCTTTTCAAACTCATCACAGCCTATTGGCACATGGAACCTGACGCAGATGGTGCGTTAAAACAATTTCTACAAGCCGAGTATAAGAAAGATTGGAAAGCTGCGTACTACCAGTACAAAGAAGAAGGATCTCTTCCTAATTACGTAAGAAGAACTCTATAACAAATCCTCTAACACACCTGAAGAAACACAAGTAAAGTTCATTGATACAGTCTTGTCACGTGAGATAATATCTTTTTGCACAACATCAAAGTATTGTGCACATTCCTCATAGGTATTAAATATTACTTCAGAACCCACTCGCACACATTTCTGGTCATAGCCTGCACCGACGCAGACGAAACCTAACAAGAAAAACTTCAACATTTCACACCTTGACTTTCTGCCATTTTATCTTATATTATAATAAGAAATTAGGATATGGCTTATATTATTGGAACCTTATTATTTATACTACTTATCATAAGTAAGTTTAAGTGGTTTTTAGTCATAGGCTTAATTATTATTTATTTATACGAAATAGGAGTAAATTAATGGATGCTAGTAAGTACAAATCTGTTGCCATCAAAGTCGATGTTTATAAAAAAGCACGTCCCATGGCTGAAGCGGATTATTGCACAATGGGTGGGTTTATATCGAAATTAATAGAACAAGAATCCAAGAAACGAGGAGGAAGAAATGAGCGTAGAAATATCAAATGATAAGTTGTTGGTAATGCATTTACGCAAAGCAGTCGAATATATTAGAACAGATACAGGTACTAATTTAGAAGAAACTGCAAGAGTTTTGAATAAATTTGCTGATCTCAAGCAAGGTTATATGGACCTTGCAGAGGCTGAACACGAGAAGTTTGTAACACAGGCCAAAGAGTATTCTTGGTCTGACTACAAAATGGAGGCTGTTGAAAAAGCCGAAAGAGAGAACAGCTAACGAGTTCCGGCTACGTCGACCTAGTCCGGTTAAAGCAGATGTATAGTGTGAGGTAATGAGAGACTTTGAATAGCTCTGTTCAATCATTACTGCTGCCTGGTAAGGACACATGAAAAGCTGTGGGATTCGATTCTTTATCCTTTCAGTTTCGAATCTCAGGTCGGCTGACCCTATGAATTTTCATATAAAATGTTAAGATATTCGCATGGATATCACAATGATTACAGAAGACCTAGAGGCTCTAATCTCTAGGCGTATGGTGCTTGACCTTATTGATCAGGATCAAGATTTTTTTAAGAACAAAAAAGAAAAGGTAGAAGCTCTGCGAGCTTGTGCGGATCTCTGGGACCATGAATTAGTTGGTGACACGAAGCATTTACAAGAAGCTACACGTCGATTAATTGTGCAAAAAATGAGTAAGTTTAAGGAGAATAATGTGTTATCTTTCCCAAGATGATTAAAGATATTGTAACTAACGTGGAGATATTTACAAAAACGACCAGTCCGCCTGAAATGCAGGAAAAGCTTATGTATAAAGTAAGTTATAGAGATGGTAGTAGTGAAGAATTTACCCACGAAGAGTGGCACGAAATAGTGACTAGGGGTTCTGGAGCCTTGAACCAAGGCTCACCGACCGCCGCATAGTTCTATTTTTTTTCTGCTAATTGCGCCTGTAAAAGAGCAATGACTATGTACGCCTCCTCTAGTTTCTTGTTTAATTCTTCCATGATAACCTCCTTTATTTGAATAAGTGCGTACCGACTACCATATCAAAGTCCGATTTTAAAAGTCAATAAATCTTTGCTCTTGACATTTAATTTTGTTATGCTCCTAGTGGTACAAAGTTTATTAATCACGGACCAAGGAGCAGACAATGACAGACAAACCATCAATCAAAGATATAGATCCACGTAGATTTATTAAAAACCCAGGTGATCTCAAGAGACCAGAGCAAAAAAGATTTAATGATAGAAGCCCTCAGGGTCAAACAAAAGTGTATGAAGATAAAATAATGAAGATTGCTAAATCTGCTAAAAATAAAGAAAGCTTAGAAGAAGCAAAGGATCAAATCGAAAAATTTCTCAAAAGCATCAAAGGAACAATTCCAGCAGGATTAGGAAGGTTTGCAAAAAATGCAATTTTGGGTGTTAAAAAAGCAAATAAGCCAGGTGGTATTGCTAAAGAAATTAATAAAGATGGAAGATTATTTAACAAAGGTGGTCGTGTTAAGAAACAAGTTAAGAAGAAGCCGAAGGTAGCTGGTAAATTAGCGAAAAGAGGCTACGGGATTTCGAGATAAACTATGCTTTTTAGAGACGGTAAACTTGTAAACGAAAATAAAAATACTTCCTACACTCCCGGTGGAAGGGATCAGTATAAAGAGGACCGTTTTAATTACGCACAACGAGAAAAAGACAGAAATAAAAATAACAATCAAGGCGGTGTCGGTAATTTTGTTAAAGACTTTTTTGACAAAGGCAAAGCCGAAAATGTAATTACGGGTGATGACTTCGCTTCTGATTTAAAAAAAGCTTCTAAGTATCTCTACACACAACATCCTTATGCCAAAGAGTTAATGGCAAAATATAATTTAGACAATCAAGATATCGTCGATTTACGTATGGGTATGACTCAACGAGGTTTCAGTGATAAAATACGTGGTGTTTATGACAGCAAAGTAAAACCTGGATTGATGCAAAATTACACAAGGATACCTGGTTTCAAACAGTTTGGACAAGATCAAGTCATGGCAGGTTTTGAAAAAGGCATGAAATCTTCTGACATGGTCAATCCAGAATTTAATTTTTTACAACAAAAACTTTCTGAAATGCCATTTTTTCAAGGTGTAAGCGCATTGTTTGGTAGTCCTAAAGGTTCACGAGGAATGTATTATGGTAGAGAAGAGTTAGGTTTAGAGGGAGACGATTTAGAACAGTACGCCGCTTCTATTGCTAATAACCCAGAACTTTATAATCAAATGATGGCAACACCTTTAATGCAGGATTATGACTTTAATGAATTTATTTACGGGGTACGCCGAGATTTACCAGCTCAAGGTGGAGGTGGTATAGGTGCTTTACCTGCGGCTCAAAAAACTTTTGATTTTAAGGTGGATAATCCCTATTTTAACTGATGTCGCTTATATCAATTTCGGCTAATGTAGTAATTTTCTTTATCATTCCCCTAGGGACCGTGGTCCCCCGACCAAAAGATTTAGTTTTTGGAATCCAGTCCGCAACCACGGTGATAGACTCTTCTTCTTCTTTTAAAATTAACCCAAAACTCCAAACGAGAGGTGGTGGATCAAGGTCTTTTATGTCTTCTTGTTCATACCAACCAGTCTGATGTTCAATAGTATCTTCCCAATCAATCCTGACAAATTTCATGTAAATCACTATATATATTATTCTACAGAAACTAAATCTAAAACCGTCCGAAATCATCAAAATCGGTTTACATATTTACAAAGTAGTAAAAAGATATATATATCAATGCTTCCCTCTGTAAATAAGTTGTTAAACGGTTGTAAACGGACGCTTACATATTTACAAGGTTTGGCGATAAATAAGGCTTTTTCGAAGGTGCACTGCTAAAGTGAGGTAAAAAACATGCCAAAAAAAGTGCAAAAAACACACGAATTGACCCCAAAACAGGCAGAATTTGTCAATATTTTCATCGAAAAGGGCACAATTCAGAGTGCAAAACAGTGTGCAATTGATGCAGGATACTCAGAAGGTATTGCTGTGGTGATTGCCAGTAAGCTGCAAAACCCTAAATACTACCCCCATGTCGTACAGGAAATCGAAAGGCGGCGTGCAGAACTCAATAGGAGATATTCCATTTCCTATAAAACCCACATCCAAAAGCTTGCAGAATTAAGAGATAGTGCTGAAGCTGCTGGTAACTTTACTGGTGCGATTGCCGCTGAGAAGTACAGAGGTATGGTCGCTGGATTGTACATAGACAGGAAAGAGATTATGCATGGAACTATTGATCAAATGTCTGTCGGAGAGGTAGAGGACAAGCTAATTGAACTCAGAAAAAAATTATCCCTTCCTGGAGAATTTGAAGTTGTTGAACAGGAAACATTACAAGGGGAATCTGTCGGAAGCGATGGCGATAGTGTACTTGTTGAAGAGGGGCAACCTAGTCTTCAAGACGATACATGATACTGGATGTGTTGACTTTGTTGCGATTGACAAGCATGGCAAAGTTAGTCTGTATGATGTTAAAACTAAGTCTATACGCACGACGGGTAAGAGAAAAGGTCATTACATTAGTAGGCCTAGAACAAATTTGCAGGTCAAATTGGATGTTAATATTATGTATGTTGACCTTGAAACAGGAGATGTTCAAGTCGTAAAGCATGTCAGAAGAACGTAATCTTTGGGCACAAGTCAAACGCAACACTAAAGGTGTTGTATGGACACGAATTGAGTCCAGCACAGGGCTGGGAATCCCTGATTTGTTTGGTTTTTACAAACGTCCATTTTGGTGTGAACTCAAGGTAATAGTGAATAACCGTTTGAACTTTTCTGCGCATCAGATTGCCTGGATAAACAGGCATTATTCTGTGGGCTGTCCAGTATTTGTACTTGCCAGGGACCCTCTTCCGAAGACTACCAAATTATTCTCAGGATCCATTGTTCGTGACCCGAGCTCCATCAGCGAGAAATCTCCATTAGTCTCCATCACAAACAAAACCAAAGCTCATGGCTGGGAGATGGTGAAGGACCTGCTGGGATCCTGGAGCCCGGTCTCTGGTACAAGTACCAAGCTCCATTGATTCTCCATTCTCCATTACCAGAACCAAACAAGCCTTAGACCATGGCCTATGACCATCCTGAACCTGGCTCAGGAGAGCTGGTAGTTGACAGCTGGTACGCATTCTGCTACTCCTAAGCTATTCCTTCTTTGTTTAAGTTAGCCAAACATAAACAAACGGCGACTCGGCGACGGGTCGCCACTCATTCTCCATTCTCCATCATCAGAACCAAGTTGACCTTTGGGTATAAGTTAAAAGTTTGCTGGTCCGGTGATCCTGAGGTCTGGTAAAAAAAACTTACATTAGCTCTTGACATCCTAACTAAATGGGACTATATATATATTAAGTCCAGGTAGTTGCCGTAATGACTCGAGATCCTGGACTCACGATTAATGCAGGCGTCATATCCTAGTTAAAGTTTGCGTTAGTCAGCCCCTGAAAGATTACTAGAGGCATCGAGTTGGGGCACACAAACAAAGGAGGGACGATGAAATATTTTCAAGCAAAAGCAGGAGGGGACAAGAAGTATAATTACATCCCCATCATATCTAAACTATTGACCAAGCATGGCTGGGTGCGTGTGCCGTGGTTTGTAAGCTTAAAGGAGAAACCAGATGGCCGTAGAATTTAAGGAAAACTCCATTCGTGAATGGATTACAAACAACCTGGACGAGAGCACCATCGCTGATGTTGTCCTGAACGGATGCCAGGGGGGAACGATCTCTGAACTAATATACTACGCAGATACATCGGCATTCTACGAGAAATACAAAGAGGAGATTTGGGACAGGTTGTATGACTCTGCGCAGGACTGTGATGAACATGGAAGCTGTCTCCATTTCATGTCAACCTTTAATGGTGGCTGTGATGTTGCGTCTGATCTCCAGTTTAAAAACCTGCTGGCGTGGTATGCTGCTGAGGAGATGTGTCGTGAGATCATTGCAGACAAAGACGATGAAGAAAGGGCGACTGCGTAGTTGCCTGTTTTCGTTTTCTACATCGTATCAACGGCACTGGTCTTGTCCTTCGTAATGGTCTCCATCACGAGGCTGCCCGGAGGACTTGGCTGGTATCTGGGTCAGATGGCGCTGGCTGGAGCTGCTGTCCTGACGGCGAAGATTGTCGTTGGTTTGTTGGGCATGGTTCTCCATTCTCCATTGCACATGACCAATTAGGTAGTGACTGTAATGTAGGGGAGCTGCTGGGCCAGACGGTGATCCTGACAGGACAAGCTGTGTGCTGTTCAAAAAAGTTATCCACAACTTTGTTTAATAAATACTTGTAATTAGTTAGGATATGATTATATATAATATATGGGCGTTCGTTATGTAAGGGTATTAATAAACCTTCACCTAGCTAGGTTGTTCGCTCTAAAGCCAAAGGAGGCAACATGAACAAAAAGAAGGAAATAGACAAGTTAGCAAGGCTAACAATTCTAGCCAACTTCGTTAGTTCGAAGTTGAAGGAGCAGAAAGATTTGGTCAAGTCTTTCGTAGAGGAAGAGGATAAAGTCCTCAAAGGTATTGATCACAAACTTAATGTGATCGTGCGTGAGTATGAAAGATTTGATAGCGAGTCTTTCAGAAAAGATCAACCCGACGTGTATAAGTCATACAAGACTAAGCTTGTTAGGTCTGTCGAGTTGAAGCCTGTCATTGACTCAGAAGAAGAGAGCGAGATTCTTACAGAGAACTTCCCACTTCTTCAAATCCAAACTCAATAACAATTATCTCTAGTGCGTGGGCGTTTGCCCACGTGCAGTTCTCCATTCTCCATTACAAAATACCATTATGGGTAAGGTGTATACTAAGACAGAACTCCCCCCGCCGACACGCCGTTGTGAAAACAAGCAGTAAATGATCAAAGAACAATCAAAAAGTTATCCACATAAAAAGAAAAGTTATCCACAAGTAATTAGTTGTAAGAAGTTAGGATTAGTGTATTATGATAGCATGCCTAACAACAAAACCGATTTGGTCAATAGACCTTTTGCAGATTTGCAAGAGCGTCTCGACTCTGTATCAAGGCTAGACAGAGAGACTGATCAAGTCACTAATCGAAGAGAGGTAGACTACCGTGCTATTTGCGATTACCTTAATTCTGAAATTTTTCATCTTATTGCTAGTGTTGATGATCCTAAAGTGAAAGCTTGGGCTCGTAAGATTGTCACAAATCTACACAGCATGGTGGGAAAAGATATCTTATAACCACGAACTGGGAGCCCCTGCTGGGGCTCCCTGGCTTCCATCTGGCAACCCATCCGCAAACTTACAAACACTAGATCTAGGTACCCTAGCCTCGTTCCGCTACCACATGTGGTAGCCCGTGAGGGGGGCGGGGGTTAAACCGCCCCCTACCATGTAACTTGCACAGAGCACAGGTTGCATGATTTACACAAACGATATGTATGATATAAATTCTGAAATGAGAAACGAATTTGATGTCACCTCTATGGATGACCAAGAAGCAAGAGAAGCTTTACTTAAACTTGAATTAAGAAAGACTCAACTAGAGTTATCAAAAAAGGCAAGAGACTCCTTTCTAACGTTCGTTCATACTGTGTGGCCAGGGTTCGTGGAAGGTGAGCACCACCGCAGGATCGGTGAGAAGTTCGAAAAGGTACTATCGGGCGAAATCAAAAGATTAATTGTAAACATGCCCCCTCGACATACGAAATCAGAATTTGCATCCTTTCTCTTTCCCGCTTGGCTCATGGGCCACAAACCACAGACCAAGATCATTCAAACAACACACACAGCCGAACTCTCATATCGATTCGGTCGTAAGGTTAGAAACATGATGGACGGCACAGAATATAAATCCGTGTTCCCCGAAGTAAAATTATCACAGGATTCCAAAGCTGCTGGTAGATGGGAAACAAATTTTGGGGGTGAGTATT